TGCTGCTTCATTTCTTAATACTGCATCTGCTAATCTTTCTGCTGCACTTCTTTCTTTTGCAAGAAATACCTCACCATACTTTTCTTTGGCATCCTTGTACTTGTTGGTGTTCTTTGTAGAGGCATCTACAAAATGTAAAGCATCTACCTTGTGCGGTTCAAGTATCATCCAATGTACTAATCTACCTGCTGCTAATGCAGGACTGTCTCCGTTAGGGTCTCCGTACTTTAGAATGTTCCTGTAGGTCTTTGGACTTTTAAGAAGTGTTTTAAGAGACGAACTACTTAAAGCGTGTTTACCCAAGTGTCCGTAGTAAAATTCGTCATCGTGAGCCATACCTACTATCTCTTCTTTTAGGTAGGTTTCTCCATTTAATAGTGTAATCATAATCTTGTAATTTCGTTTTGTTCTTGTTGTCTTCTGTCCAATTCTTGCTGACACCTATCAACGTAACCATCAAGAAATTCGTGAGTATTAATAACTCTTTGTAATTCTTGGTCTGTCATAGACCTGTAATAAAGTTCTTCGTATGTCATAATTAATATATTTATTCAAATATAAACAATTATTTAACATCTTCCTCTTTTGGGAAAACTTTTTTTTCTAATTTATCTAATCTATTTAGTGCCACTACTAACGCTTGTTGTGTTAGCTTTAAGTCGTGTTGCATCTTAATTAGTTTAGCTTCTTTCATCCCTGTAGATTTGTGAGCATACTGCAAAGCGTTGGTCTTTGTCTTTAAACTCTGTTCTCATATTAGGGTCTAACATACATCTCTGTGTAAACTCCTTTTGTGTTTCTGTTGCTGTTGGTTTTGGTAAAGGCATTATTTCTGTTGTTTTAGTTTCTGAATGTATAAAGTAGCATCCATTAGTTCTTCCTGTAAATGATTTAAGAACTTATAGAATCCATCGGGAGAATCGTACAGAGTAGTTCCGTATTTGTTTATTCCATCTGCACTTCTTTCTCTCATTCTACTAACTACCCTCTCTACGATTGGGTCTTTAGGTTTGTGGTTATATGTTGAATCCATTGTCCATCTATCGTTTTGCATATCTATCCACTTTTTTAAACTATCACTCATAATCTGTCTTTATATGTTTTTACTATCATAGCTTCAAATAACCTCAACACACCATATCCAAGTATAATCTTAAATACCAACATCTAATTTAGTTTGAAGTTTCTCTATCTCTTGTTCTAATTCCTCAATCTTTTTCTCTGCTACTCTTGCTCTTTCTACTGCTCTTATTTTATCAGAACGGTATTCACTTAAAGATTGTTCATATAACCTTTCGTTAGTTATAAGGTTGTGTACATAAAATCCTACTTCCTGCCAACAGTAGTACATTTCGTTAATAGCTTTGTTTTCAGGTTTTGCTTTTCTTGATTTAACGATATACTCCCCAACTAAATTAAAGTTGCCATAGTATTCTCCTTCTTTGATATTATTCAGTTTCTTGTTCATTAGTATTTGTTAAAAATTGTACTTGCATCTTTTATTGGAATATCATATACCCACTTTTTTATCATTTGCCTATTACTGAAACTTGTTGTTTTAGGATTGTATTCTTCTGTCCATTCAGGTTCTATTTCAAACAAGTTAAATACATATACTCCTTTTGTTGTTTCATTTGCATATAAAGGTATATATAATTTTTCATTTGCTATTTCTATCAAAGAATCATATTTTATTTTTTCCAACCTTAATGAATCGTAATGTGTATTTCTACATTTGAGTTCAATTATATAACCGTGTTTATCACTATAACAATCATATCTACTCATTTCATCTTCACACAACTTTAAATCTTCAAAGAAACTTAACTTTAAAAGTTTGTATAAAAATTCTTCATTCTCTTTATATTTCCTCATAGGTATTGATTATAAACCGCCTGTAGGTCTTTCCACACCACCTTCGCAAAACTACAAGGAGTACATTCAACTTTGGTTTTAAATATTCTTTCGTATATCTTTTTATACGTCTCTTGCTCATTAGGAGTAAACTTATTCTTTTTGGTGTCTACCGCCATCTTAATTAAGTCAAACTCCTGCTCTGTTAAACATTCAGGTTTCTTATATCTGAACATCTCGTTTAGCTTGACCTTACGTTCATCACATCCACAATCTTTTCCTGCAAGAAACTTTACAGCTTTCTTTATTCCTGTAGCTGTTGTAATCTTCTCTACTGTGTCTCCTAATCCTTCACTTGCTTTTGCGTGTTTAGCTTTCCACTCTTTGTACTCTTTAGTACGTTTGTCTCCTTTAAATTCTGTCATAATCTTTATTTTTAAAATCCTCCCAATCTTCCTGAAATTTATCTTTTATTTCTTGTTTAGCATTTTTAAGTGTATTAAATATACTAACCCAACTTATATTAGTTTCTGCTGCTATTCCTCTAATGCTTAAATCAGAATCCCTGTACAATTTAAACAATTTATTCTCGTACCATCTCCATCCATCTATATGGTCGTCTATCATTGTGCAGATTTTATGGAACGCTACTTGTTCATCCTTTTGCGAATCGTTTGGAATTTGGATGGTAAATTCTTCATCATCAAGAGAAACTTTAGTAATCTTTTTTTTAGAGTTATAATACTGATAATAAAGAGAACGAAGAGTAAAATAAACGTACCCCCTACTAACGACACCATTTCTAATAACTTTGTTTTCATCAGCATATTTATATATAGTTAGGTACATCTCTTGTACCAAGTCCTCTGCATAATCATACTCCCCAAAACTTTTAACTATGGCTATCCACTCCCTGTGCCTTTCAGCTACTTTTCCAAGCCATTCAGTTGGTTTATCCATATCACATTAATACTAATTATACCCAACAAACATTGCAGGGTAATTTCATCTTCTTGTTCGTATTGTTCTTTGTGATATAAAAATCCAAACATTATTCCTTTAATAGGACCTATAATAATTTCAGCATCCTTATATTGACCTATAATCAAAAAAGCAAATGCTACAAACAATAAAAGTCCTATTACTATCATATATTGAGTTTTTCTATTTTAGTTTGATTATGTATTAAATCTCTTCCCATATATTCAAATCCTACGTTGTTAATCTTCATTCTTAATTGTATAGGTTGTTCAAACGTTGTGGGTCTTGCTCCTGTTTCGTTCTCTTTTATTTTAAGTACGTGAATGTTAGAATACATCCAATCAGTAGGATGTGCAACGTATCTATGAATACACCAAATATCATCAGCACGTGAACTTATTTTAGAACCTCCTTCTGCATCACTCATAGCTAATGGTCTTGTTAGTCCTTCGTATTCGTGTCCTGAATGATGCACCTGACGTAAAGCAGAGGTTACACCGTGTGCATTCACACATATCTGTACGTTATTCTTTTTAGTAAATATTCTTAATTCAGTCAATACCTGATAATCGTACTCGTGTGCGTTTCCTACCATTTTCAATACCGCAGCATCTTTAGCTAAAGAGTTATATGGGTCTATAAGTAAACCATCGTAGTTCCAAGCATCTTTTATTTGTTGTGCTTCTTTTAGTAAACTCTTGTAGGTGTACATATCCTCAACGTCTATTATCTTAAAATGTTCGTTAGACCATTCTACTGCTTTACTAATTAACTCATCACTTGCTTCTTGTATTGGTTTACCCATTCTGAACTCTATAATCTTTCTCAAGATTGATTCAGGACTGTTTTCACTTGACCACACAACAAACTTTAGATTGTGCAGCTTTGCCCACAATACATAAAAGTATATTAATGTTGTTGTCTTTCCCACATTTGCGTGTCCTATTGCTATTAAAAGATTCTTTTTAAACCTTATATGTTCGTCTATTTCAGGTACTCCTATTTTGAGTCCTTCTTTTACTCTTCCATACTTAATATCTAATATCTTGTCTTGTAGTTTCTTTGCTTGTGCTATCATATTCTACTTGGTAATGTATTGTACTTTTTTTCCATTCCTGTTGTTTGTCCTTCTTCTTTTTCTACATAATATCCTACGATTGGATTTACTTTATAGTTTCAAAAATCGTAAGGCATCTCTTCTCCATCTTTTAGCTTTCTCATTTAAAGGTATAAAAAAAGGGGGTAAAAACCCCCCAATTAATTAAAATGGTAAATCTGCTGTTTCTTCTCTTGCAGGGTTTTGGTCTGAATTATTAACGTTGCCTATCGTAGCAGCTATCTTCCAACCGTTTATACTTGTGTAGTACTTACCGTTGTACTCTTTGCCTCGTAAGTTGATTGATACTGTAACAGGGTTACCTACTTGAAAGTTGTTTATTTCTTTAATAGATTCTCCCATAAAGTCAATAGCTAAATCCTGTGGGTATTTATCCGCAGTAGTTACAACGATAGTTCTTTTTGACCACTCGTTACCTGCTTTAGAAGTTCCTGATTCAACGTCTTGAATAAGTTTGATGTTTCCTGTAATTTCCATATTTCTACTTTTATTGATTGATTATTATATTTTGTTTTGTAATATACTTTTTTTATTCTACAGTTTAGCGAGTTCATCCTGTACTTTTTTAGATACTTTGTATTTACTCTTAATGGCATCTACATTGCCACCTCCTTTTATAAACTCTATTGCCTTACTGTATTCAGGTGTATTTTGGTTTAACCATTTCTTTTCTTCTACTACTCCACTCGCTACATTAGCATCATCATCTACAGCTTGTA